AAGAATGGTTGACAAAAGAAACAGAAAAGTGGGCAAAAGACCAAGCAGTATATAATGGTATCGTGCAAAGTATTTCTATCTTGGAAGGTAAAGATAAGAAATCCTCGAAAGATGTCATTCCAGAAATTCTCACAGAAGCATTAGCCGTTTCATTAGATAAAAGTATCGGACATAATTATTTGGAAGATGGTGAAGATAGATGGAATTTCTATCATCAAAAGGAAACTAAGATTCCTTTTAAAATGACTATGCTTGATAAAATTACCAATGGTGGTATTTCTCCAAAAACTCTTACAGTATTATTAGGTGGAACTGGTGTTGGTAAAACTCTAGTAAAAACTCATTTTGCATCACAATATTTAAAACAGGGAATGAATGTTTTATATATTACTATGGAAATGGCTGAAGAAAGAATTGCTGAAAGAGTTGATGCTAATTTGATGGACACCGAATTACATGATTTACACTTAATGCCCAAAGATACGTTTGAGAAAAATCTTGATGAGATGAAAATTGGTAGATTGATTGTTAAAGAATATCCAACAGCTGGAGCCCATGTTGGTAATTTTCGTGCATTGATACGAGAATTGAAAATTAAAAAAGACTTCACACCAGATATTATCATTTTGGATTATTTAAATATTTGTGCATCTAGCAGAGTGAAGTGGGCTGCAAATATGAATACTTACATTTACATTAAATCTATTGCTGAGGAGATTCGTGGATTAGCAGTAGAATGTAATGTTCCAATTATTACAAGTTCTCAATTAAATCGGGAAGGGTTTACAAGTTCTGATCCTGATTTGTCTAATACGTCTGAGAGTTTTGGACTACCAGCAACAGCAGATTTAATGCTTGCAATTATAGCAAAAGATGATGGAGTTGGTACTAATAACCAGATTTTGTTTAAGCAGTTGAAGAATCGTTATAGTGATATTTCTTTGAATAGTAAATTTTTAGTCAATGTTATTAAGAAGAAAATGATGTTGGTAGATATTGAAGAAAATGACCAGCCTGCTTTAGCAAATGATGGTAGCAACAAATATTATGAAAAGAAGTCAGATGCAAATTCTAGTTCAAATCCATTGGCTAAAGAGTTCAAAATTAGACCAAAGTTGAGGACTGAAAAAGTATATGATGATTGGAATATATAAATAGTGATATAAACAACAGGAGGCTATTATGCAAGATTTAACTATTTCTGATGGCTGGTTTAATAAACAAGAAGATGAAAAACCATTAATGAAGAAATTATGTGAACATCGAGCTGATACAACTACTTTGGATTATGATGTAGGTATAGAATATTGCAATTTTTGTGGCGCATTAGGCCACTATAACGTAGATATTGACAAGGTGGAGTGGAAATTGCCTGAGTTTTTAGTGAAACAGAATTATAACTAGGCTGAAAAGTATTATAAATATAGAGTAAATATTATTAATTTGGAGTAGTAAAATGGCGTCAGTTTTTAGAACATTTTTGGAAAAATTGGGTGGTACAACAGCTGCACAATTTGTTGGAACAAAAGGTGATTTATTCTTTGACCCAGATCAAGCCACACCAGCATTAAAAGTTTCTGATGGTTCAACTCCTGGTGGTGTAGCAGTTGGTGGTTCTGGTTCTGGTGGTCCTAGGTATAAAGGAACTGCTGAGTTTACAAATTTTAGTTCTTCTCCAGCAGGTAGTTGGACTGGTGCTGGTATTACTGCAACCTTTGGTGCTATAGCAAATCCAAATGGATATGGTTCATTCCAGTTTACTTTTACAATGGCTCACAACTACGGTGATACTGATAGTTATCTTATACTAGCACAAGGTCATTTCCATAATGATAGTGCGGCTGGTAGAGGAGCACCGCTAGTTGTAAATATGGAAAAGATTAATGGTACTACTTTTATTGGTACAGTATCCGACCCAACTTCTTCCGTTGCAGATGATGGTAAGTTTGATCTTTTCGTGTTTGATGCATAATAAAATATGAGTAAAGACATTAAAAAAATGTTTGCCGATGCGGCAGAAAAAGCAATAAAGGAAAAAGAGGACATTGGAGAAAATTCTATCTTACATAGAATTTTAGCTACTAATGTTGACCATTATAAAATATGTCCATTTCGATCATTAAACGTGGATGATTGCCCACTATGTAAGATAAAAAACTTATGAAACCATTTAGAAAATATATAACAGAAGCCTTTAATAAAAAACCACAAAACGAAGCTGAATTAGAAGATATGTTGAAAAAGGTCAATATGTCAGATTGGTTTCCTTTTCTTAAATTGGTTTGGAAGGGGTTTAGTAAAGCAGATAAAAACTTAATGTCATGGCATTTTGATAAAGTAGCAAAGGGGAAAGGTGTATCGGGAAAAACATTAGGTTTAAAAATACAGCCAGGTAAATTTTATATGTTGACAATGGATGCTGGTGCAAAAAAACTTTGGAAAACAATGTGGCCAGGTTTAGATGTTGAATTAGATGATAGTGGTGCTGAACCAAAACTTTGGGTAGGCAAAAATAATATGAAATGGACAGATGGTGAATCTTATGATTATGGATTAAAAATTATATCTGGTTTAGGGTCTGGTGCTAAAAAAGGCCCAGATGGAGCTCAATGGGAATCTATAATTACATATCATGTAAATAACGAATTGGGGAAACCTGATTTTGATCCTGATTCAAAAGAAGTTCACGAAGAATTTATAGATTATGCTCCACAAGGTCAAGCATTAGCAAAAGCTTTTATGAAAGAATTGGGTAAAACATCAACTATGAAACAATTTGGAAAAGGCTCTGGTAAAACAAGTAAGATTTGGAAAGAACGTGGTGCGAGTAATACGACACCAAAAACTGATATGTTTACAAAGAATTTTAATATATCATTGAAAAAAGATGGTGGTTCACAATTAGCATCTGGAACAGCAGCAGAAACACTTGCTATGTTTGATGCAGCTTTAGCACTTTGGGGAAAAAAGGGTGGTAAAGTAATAAAAAATATAATGGCTGAGATTGATGATAAATTTAAAAAAGTTACTATTGAGTTTAATAAAACAGAAATGGAAACTATTGTAGGTGGTGGTACAGTTAAAGGAACAAGTGTTAATAAAAAAGGTAAATTAGAAAAAGATGGAGTTGTGTTACCAAAAGAAAAACAAGATGCACTTAAATCTTATACAGAAACAGAAGCATTCCATAAAGCCTTCAATGTTGAATTAGAAGATACATTTGAAAAAGTTACAAAACATCAAGAATTTCTTAAATGGTTTTGTTTTGAAGCTATGTCTGGATATAAAAAATTTGATGGTCAAGAAAAAGCAAGAGCAAGTACCTGTATTACATTTAATCCTGATAAAGCCACAGTAGAAAGAATTGACATTACTACTGGCGGAAAATCAAAAGGATTAGGTGATGATCCATCAGTAGGTACAGATTTAACTAAAAAATCTAAAAATGTTAAACTATATGCAGCTTGGAAGTCGTCAGGTAATAATCCATATTCTTCTTTGCGTGTTGCTTTTAAAAAACATAAAAACGAAGTTATTGTTGATAATGAAAGTGTAGATGTTAATTGCACAATAGATAGTATTATAAGAGAACAAATATTACTTGATGAAGATGTAAAAAGCTTAGGATTAAATTTGACTGAGGATATAGTTCAGTTGGATGAATTTGCACTTATAAAATCATTATGGAAAAAAATGAAAGATGTTGGAAAGAATGCTTCTAAATGGATAAATGGATTATTTAAGAAAGTTTTTGCACAAGTTAAAAAGGTACTTGCTGCGATTGCTAAACTTGGTGAAAAAATGTTTCAATTTTTATTTAGATTTTTGGGTATTGAGCCGGATAAAGTAACTGTAAGTGCTCCTTCTGATATAGAATATTTTTTCAATAAATAAATTATGCTATCATTCAAAGAATTAATAAATGAAGATAAAAATACGCACATGGAACACCTTGAAGATGAGATCATCAACAATGGTGTCGAAGGTGCGACAACAGTAATAAATTTTCTATGGCAACTAAAAAAGATGTTGTCTGGTGGAAAAACAAAAACTAATATTACTGTTAAGTGGGATGGAGCTCCAGCAATTTTTGCTGGAATCAATCCAGAGAACGGAAAGTTTTTCGTCGCAATAAAAGCATTGTTTAATAAGTCCCCCAAAATAAATTATACGGTAGCTGACATTAAAGCTAATCATGGTTCAGGCGGGCCTTCAGATAAAATAAAACTTGCGCTGAAACACTTACCGGATCTCGGATTAGATGATGGAGTCTATCAAGGTGATATAATGTTTTCTAAAGGTGATTTGAAAAAACAAACAATAGATGGTGAGAGTTGTTTGACATTTACACCGAATACTATCACCTATGCTGTTCCAGAAGATAGTGATTTGGCTTCTGATATGAGGAAGGCAAGTCTTGGAGTGGTGTGGCACACAAAGTATACAGGAAACAGTATTGCTGATTTGA